TTTTTTATTGTCGAGAATAGAAACAGATTCCATGATCGCATTATAGATTGCACGATCTTGGCAAAACTTTTCTGTTTGTTCTACGAGCCAACCATGTTCTGTTGGTTCATCTTTTGACGCATCAAGTTCTTTGATAAGACCAATAGATTCTTTAACTTGGTCATCAGTTAAAGACTTGGCCTCGGTGAAATTGATGACAAGTGCTTCTTGAGTGGGTAGATTTTTATATTTGTTAATGAATTCTTGTACTTCATTGAATACAAGTTTTTCTGTGTTGTCGGTAAAATATTCGGCCTTTAGAAAAGGCAAAACTTTTCTGGAATAAGATTCATTATAAATTAGATTTTTTAGTATCGTTAACTCTAGTCGATTCATTGTATATAATAATTTCTGTAAGGATGTCTCCCATTACTGTAACAAATTCTTCATCAGAATTCAACTGGCCAATATCATATTCACCTGAATGTAGTACAGTAAAACCGAAAGACAGTTTTGGTAAACCGGAATCCATATCCATTTTAACTCCACCATAGGAGTAGATTATGCCAGCATACTTGCCGCCTGTAATCTCTACCCAGGTGGAGTCACCTTGCGGTGAATCTTGGAATCTATACTTCAGTTTCTTCGGTCTCTTCGGCCATAATGCTACCAAAAGAGATGCTATATTTTTTAGAAATGTAATCACGGAACTTCTCACTCTTTAAAATATCTTTCCAAAATTCTTTAGTGTTGGTATCAGCCTCACGGAATTTCTGCGAGTCTACTTCACCTGTTTCTTGGTTGACCTTTGCGTACCAACCAGGAGACGGCTTAGCAACAAAGTTGCCTTCCATCGCAACGTCAAGTAGTCCAGAATATTTGTTAATACCGCCTTCAAAGTTGACGGTGACAGGAATCTTAGACTTTTCTCTAACATATCGTGATTTCTCCACATTAATGATGAAATTATATCCTGCAATCTCACCACCCGATTTCTCTTGTTGGCGACCCAGGATCCAAATTGTATCGGCAGAATAATAAGAACCTGTACCACCACCAACGATATCTTTCGGAAACATACCAATTTCTTTGTAAGTATGATTCACAACAACCATCGGCACATCTTTAATGGTAAGGTGTGGTGTAATCATTCTAAACAGAGACTTGATTTGTTTTGCACGTGTCATATCTGCAACAGATTTACCTTCAAGTGAATCTTCAACTTCTTTTCTTGAAGCCAGATTACCGATAGAATCAATCACGATAATTACTCGGTCACCTTTTGCAAGGCCTTGTAACTGATTCATAATATCATGTTTCAATTCTTCAACGTCAGTAATCGGTGTGTGCAGTACACGACCCATGTCAATGTTAAATGTCTCAAAGTATTTTTGTGGAGTACCAAACTCAGAATCGTAAAACAAAACAACGGCATCTTCATACTTTTTCATGTATGCAGAAGCCATCAACAACGCAAATGCAGTCTTAAAGTGCTTAGATGGACCAGCAAGCATTGTCAGACCAGGAACAAGGCCACCATCTAGACGACCAGATAATGCCACATTAACCATTGGCACATCTGTCGCAATCATATCTTTCTCAGTAAAGAATTTCGACTTCTCAAGAATAGATGTCTCTTTGATTGTCGTATTCTTTTTCAATTTATCAAGCAAACTCATATTAAAAGGAACCTCCGTCAAGTTTAGTAATTTTGGATACGGGAACTACCGTAGTTTCTTCGCCGCCGTCTTCTTGTGTGTATGTTATCACAATCTCTTCATCTTCGTCAAGCTCAATAACTCGATCTGTTCCTTCTTTTAGATTACGATATGTCTGATTTGCGGCAATCAATAGAAGAATGGCGAGAGGATCAAAAACAATAATGATAATAAAGATAACAAGTCTTACAGCTTTATCTATGAAGCCTGGGTCTTCTTTTGAGTAGATGGCTTCGGCGATATACTTAATAGGACCAATTTCTGCCGTAAGTTTGTTTTCTTCTTTCAGTAACGGCAACTTTTGTTGTGCAAGTTGTTTCAATTCATTTTGTGTTTCTTGAATTGCCGTATCTGTTCTTCTTGCAATTTTGTTTGGATCATCTCCTGCTTTCTTTAGAAGATATTCCAATCTTTCTTTTGCAATTTTTTCTTGTGCTTCAATAGTTCTTAATTGAACTGAATTGGCACCAACAACAATATTAGATTCAATGTGTGCTTTTGAAAGATAACCAAAAATACCCATTGATGTAATTGCCATCAACAAAAAGATGGCGGTCAAAAAATAATAACGCATTAACCGTACTGTAACATTCCAATTGTTATATAGCCATGAAACTGTTACTAATTTGGCAATCTCAAGAACAGAACCCATAATAACAATTGGCCAGAAAGAACCAGGAAATATTTGAGCCAAACCAACTATTGAATAGAAGGCAGCAATAGATGATAATGCTATTGCTGTTATGAAAGGTAGTATTACTTGTGTCATACGAAAAAACTCTCTAGTGTGTTTTGTTTTTCTACACTCCATCCGATGCAATCGACAATAATCTTAATCGGTTCTAGAAAGGCCTTCTCAAACTGTAATTCATAATTAATATAATCGTTCAGACCCAATTCTTTTGGTAATCTAGTTGGGTAAGAAATCACACTATCTTTTACAGGATTCGGTGTCTTGAGATACGTGAACTTCAGTTTCTCACCGTCTTTAATCAAAGGATACTTATTGGTGAGGCCTTTTTCTTTGAGATAATGATTATAGATGATTGCACCCTTAACATGAATGGGTGTACCTTTCTTATATAGTGATACCGAATCAGAATACTCTTTGATACCGTTCACGCCACGTGGGAAAGATATGTCTTCTGGTGGTAATTTCTTGAAGTCTTCTCTAAAATTAGCAATAAACTCTTGTACATCAGATTCGGTGCCAGTCATCATCAGTTGCACCATTTCTGTCATCTTCTCACGAATGGCAGCTGGCGTTGAAGACTTAATCATCTCAAGTCCCATGATCTTCAGTTTTGGTTCTTTATATGCAACACCTTCGTTATTGTACACATTCAAAATATAACGTTTCTTGGCAGTCCAAACACCTTTGTCTGAAAGACCTTCACGTTTCATCTGCATCTTCTGGTCAAATGCCTGAACATAATCAGCCAGTTCTTGGTAACTTTTATCTATGAACGGTTGAATCTTGTCTTCACATACTTTGTCCATAAAAGCAATAACTTTGTTTGAATCTTTCTCACCAGTATAAACTTTATCAACCAAATCACCAAGGCGTAGATAGATTGAATCAGTATCCGATGCAATAACATAATCTTTTTCCGTCTTCAAAATATTATTCATAAAACCATTGAGTTTTTTCTCAATCCAACGAATCGATAACTGGCCAGCAAGTGTAACAGCAAGAGCCATTCTCAGGTCATAGAAACGGAAGTATTGTGAACCTAGAGCACCATAAGCGGAGTTTAGTGATACTTTCTTCGCAAGTTGTAGATTGTTATATCGTGCAATAAGTTTCTCAAGGTCTTTTTTCTTCGCAGGATCAGTTTCAACTTGATATTCTTGTTGACACTTAATCATCATCTTCTTAAACTTCTTGCGATCTTCATACATCTCAACCATCATGGCAGGCAAGAAACCTTGTTTGTCAGTTCTGAAGAATTGTGCGTTTGGTGTAATCGTTGCACCTTCTAGTTTACAAGACTCAATGTTTATTTTCTTCTCGAGCAACTTCTCAACATTCACACCTTGGCCAAGAATGTGCATCATCGGTGGTGTATAATCAATAGGTTCGACCAAAGTTTCTGGTGAGATATTGTATTGAATCAGAAGGTGTGGATACAGAGAGTTCAAGTCGAACGATGCGACCCAATGATGCATACCGACTTGCGGATCTTTTACATATGCACCTTCAAACGCAGATGATTTCTGCTGAATAACTTTTGGTGGTACGATGATTCGTTTCTCAAGTAGATTAGAATAGATGAGAGAATCCCACATACGAGTTTGAGCAAACACATCTTCGTAGTTTGTCTTTGTATCGTAGGCAAGAGTCAGCGCCAATTCAATCAACTTCAGTTTATCTTCAAGTTTAACAATCAGTTCAACGTCTTTAATGTTATACTCAATAAACTTCTGATAGTTCAAACGATAAAGTTGGTGCAGGTTATCATACTCATCATATGATAATTTACTTTCGCCTAGTTCGACATTGGCGATGTTATCAAGTCTGTAGGACTCTTGTGACTTACCGCCTGGCGCATACCACTTGTAGAGTTCAATATAATCAAGAGCAGCAACGCCGGAAATATTATACGCAATTAATTCTCTCCCGTTGTATGTTGTTTTTCTTTCCCATACATTATTCCAAGGAGAAAGTTTCTTTACTTCATCGTCACCAAGCAAAGTGCGAAAGCGATTGATGATATATGGAATATCAAAGAATTCGGTGTTCCAACCAGTGAGGACGTCTGGTGTATCTTCTTGCCAAGCTTTCAGAAAACGTTTGCAGAGATCATACTCATCATTACATTTAATATATGTCTCATCACCACGCAATTCATAATCACCACAACCATATACAGTCATGCCGCCAGATAGTTTACGGATAGCGATGGCAGTAATTGGTTCTGTTGCACGATATGGGTCAGGAAATCCATTCTCAGAACCAACCTCGATGTCGATAATTGAAATGTTTAGATCGTTGATATCCCATTCTGTTTGACCTTTGAATTCGTCAGCAATGAAGGCATATTCATAACGATCATTACCATAGATTTTAAAGTTCTCAACGCCTTCATATCGTTTGACGAAATCTCTGGCTTCACGAATAGATTCAAAACGCATTGCTTCAAGATTGTCACCAAAGAGTGTCTTGAATTCAGATGGTTTTTTAGTTGGCAGGAATAAAGTAGGCGAGTATTGAATTTTCATCTTTACTCGCCGACCTTTTAAAACACCACGATAGAGGATATTGTTGCCTTGAACGGCAACATTTGTATAGTATTTACTCATTCATACAGTATATCAGAATTTAGGAACAGCTGAGGCAATTTGAATGCCTACACCAAAGACTTGATTGTATTGATTCTCAAGTTCAACAACTGGGGTATTAATAGAGAGAATATCTTCAAGTGCAATAGAGATACCAGTTTCAAATTCTTGTGCATATTCAACAAAAGGTGAAAATGCAATACCACCTGGATCATTTTGTGATCGTGGCGGCACACTTACAACTTGCACTGGTTTTTTGATTTTAATTGGATTAGTGGTGAAACTCTCCACTTCACCCATCAAAGTATGATTTGTTTTGAGTGTAAGTAACTTAATCATACTTGTGTGTCCGCATCAAGAATAGCCAGAGTAACCCATCGTTTTGGGAAAAGCATTTCACGACCTTCAAAATCTTTCATGTCATAAGTTGGATCTTGCACCCAACCGATTAATTCTACTTTGTCATCAAAATCACGGTAGAACAGGTCATAACGTTCGGCTTGAATACATTTGTTTTCAATGGCCAGTTTTTTTGCGAGTTCACGAATATTCATTCTTTTCTTTCTTCAAAGTCATAAAAAAAGTCATTGTTATTTCTTGCAGAGTGTTTATTGTATTTCTCCACTGAATATAACTTTGTTGCTATTTTAAAATCTGGTATTTTGAATTGAGGTACAGTCAAAGATGCATCATAGAAAAGGGTCTTGTTATTTGGTTGTGCCGCAAACTGACCATTATCTAATTTGATAAAGTTGTAACTCTTATGTTCTTCAACTGTTTCGGAAAATCCTGTGTTCAAATAACCAGGGTCGTTTTGGCAAAAATCTACGGTGAACATATACTCACCAAAGTGCCAGTCTCTACTCTTGTCCAGAAATTTACACTTCAACATACGAAGATTATCTTTCTCAACAACAGTAAAATTATAACTCAAAGCGTCCCAAATTTGCAAGTAATCCAAAGGCAAAGTTGCATCTTTTAAGTTATCTTGCCGTGATACGAATGCATGTAAAGGAAGTTTATCATACAAAGCACCATAGTTAGGCAGAAGTGCTTCGATTCTAAATGCCTGACCTTTGATACATTTGAGTGTCATCCAAATGCAAGGTTCATATTCTCCAAAACCTTTTTCGAAGTCATAGAGAAACTCCTTCTTAACGAAGCATTGGACTGGTGGTAGATTGTGTACAAGAAAGGCCATAATAATTAATAAAAAAGAACCGAGGCGTACAATTCGCAGAGGCCTCGGCCAAATTAAAGTAACCCCCCGTGGTGCGCTTGGACTTCTAGACAGGCATTGTAATCCTGCATACGCCAGAAGGCGTGAGGGGTGTTGTTACACTTATTTAGGTTACGAGTTCAAAACTTTCGCAACCGAAGTAATAACTGCCGCAATTCTACCAACATCTCGCAGCTGTTCAACAGTCATGCCTTCTTTCTTCAATGTATCATAATGTGCTTTAACACAGAAATGACACTTACCTACAATTGATGCCGCAAGAGAATAGGTTTCAAAATTAACTTTAGAAGTTCCACCATGAGAAGCAATCGCATTCATTCTTAGTTGTGCTGGAAGTCCAGCCAAATTAGGATCATCAACCATTTCAATATATGGATACCAAACATTGTTCATGCCCATAAGAGAAGAAGCAGTCAATGCTGCGTCACGTTCTTTGGCATCTTCCAAACCTGACTGTATAAAGGCAACGAGTTTTCCATTGCCTGTTGCCATAGCTGCTGCCAAGGCACAGCTTTGAGCAACAACACCATCGAGAGTGCTGCGATTAATAACAGAATCCAAGTTAAGCTTAGTGTCTTTTGCATATTCTGGTAACGCCTCTTTAATTTGATCTACCCAACTCATAGTGTCTCACCACCAATTGTACGATTACAGGCACAAAGTTCACCAGTTTGCAAAGCATCAAGAACACGCAGAGTTTCTTCTGGATTACGGCCAACGTTCAGATTGTTGACAGTAATGTGTTGAATAACATTATCTGGATCAACAATAAATGTTGCACGAAGCGCTGCGCCAGCTGGTTCATAAAATACGCCGAGTTGGTCGATAAGTGATTTTTCGTAATCACGGCTCGTATCGGCAAACTGAATATGTTTGATCTTCTTGAGGTCTTCGTGAGAAGCTTGCCAACCAAGTTTACAGAATTCGTTGTCGGTAGAACCAGTCAACAGAACCGCATCACGATCAGCAAAGTCTTGGAACAATTTGTCATAGGCCACAATTTCAGTTGGGCAGACAAATGTAAAATCTTTTGGATAGTAAACAATTACTTTCCACTTACCAGAAAAAGATTCTTCTGTAATATCAAAAAACTTATCTGAACCAGGATTAATGCCAGTTACGACAAACGGTTCAATCTTATCACCTACGGTCTTCATTCAAATCTCCTAAAAATTAATTGACAAATAATTGTCTATACAATTACTTAGACATAGTATAAACGATTATGTATGGTTTGTCTAATTTTATTTTGTTATTTACCTCATTGCTTTTTTAAATGAGCAATGATGCGATCTATCTCTTCACGAATACCTATATTGATTTCGGGAATCCAACATTTAATCTTGATGAGTAATTTTACCAAATCATTCGGATTCAATTTGATTTACCTCAATGCCGCATCGTTCTAAAAATTTAAGACCGTCTTCGGAACGATACTTGTGTCCAAAATAAACTCTTTTGATTCCAGACTGGTGAATTAACTTTGAACATTCCAAACAAGGAGCGCAGGTTACGAAAAGATCAGCACCGTCAGTAGAATTAGTAGACCTAGCCACTTTAGCAATGGCATTAGATTCTGCATGAAGAACCTCAGGCTTTGTTTTAAGTGCATTGTCACCATCTTGATAATATTCCAAATACTCACAGTCATTCTCCCAACCAGATGGCATTCCATTATACCCAATACCAATAATGGTGTTATCTTTTACAATAACACAACCAACCTGGAGACGTTTTGCAGATGAAAGGCGAGCATATACACCCGCAGCTTCCATATGCGCTGTAATGAATTTATTCTTCATTTACTTGTGGTTGATTGGGTTTCTTTTTTTCACGCAGAACGATGTTTTGGTGCAGTTGCGCCATAATCATCAGTTTTTTGTATAACGTACGGTCTTCACCGTGCATGGTAGCCAGAATCCGTTTAGTCGGTTTGGCCAATTTGAAGTTTTGATTTGCTTTCATCTATATATATCCAAAGTCAAGTTTAGAAACAAAAAATGGAGGCGAAAAACTCGCCTCCATCACGCTAGGCCGCTTTTTTGTCCTCAGTTAGGAGCTCAGGTTTAAACATTTTGAGATCCTTACCAATTTCAATCTTCTTCGGCTTTTTATGCTCGGGAATTACATTCACCAAGCCAACACGCAGAATACCATCTTTAAACTCGGCGCCTTGCACCTCGATAGTATCAGCAATGGTCAGCTGCTTAGTGAACGCTCTAGTACCAATTCCACGATGCAAATAGGTTACTTCAACATCTTTTTCCTTCTTCTCACCCTTAATTGTCAAGGTACTGTCTTCAACGGTGATATCAATTTCATCTTTGGCGAAGCCAGCTACAGCCAGCTCGACAACATAGCGAGACTCATCTAGTTTAATGATATTGTGTGGAGGGAAAGTAGATGTGGTTTTTTGGACATCCATGCTCAATAGCTTCTCAACATCATCAATAAACTTCTCAAATCCAAGAGTAGAATGAGACAGTGGTCCAAAAGTAACACGTGATAGTGTCATAGTTTTCTCCTTTTAAGCGAGTTATCAAAAATGTGACCCATTAGGCGTCACAATCTTATTTAGTCAAAACCTCGAAAGCCGAGCGATTGGCCAAATAAGTCCTGTGCGGTTGCGTTGGATGATAAACTCTAATAAAGGCGTTGTCACCCATCGTCACCACATCATCATATGCATCGGTGCAAACCTCATCACCGGTGTATCTATTTTTCAGATGAACCTTTTTCTTTTTCACGTTTTCCATAATGATACACCTTAGTAGTCTTGTGTCTTTTTACCTATATTGTACTTAGGAATCAGTTCCCAATCGTCTTTCTCTTTGTATGATATAATTTTAATCTGATGAATAGGGGCAATATTGTCTCTCATAATTTCTGGATTCAATACTTTTACTAGACCCCAATCTTCTAACAGTTTAGCGATAGCATTTCTTCTTTGTATATCATTCTCAGAGATGTTTGATGGTTTACCATCTAATGCAAATAATTCCTTAAAATGCACAATATAATAACGGCCTTGCTTGTGTAGAATATGGCAAGACTGGTATAAAACTCTCTCTTTTCTAGATGAAACTCCGATACGAGTAAGTGTTTCCCGTACCTTTAAAAAATCGTCTTGTTCGCCGAGCGTGACCTCAACAAATTTAGTAATGTCAACCATGTCACTTTCCTAATCCACCGATATCGGTTTTTTCTTTTAGTTTTTGGATTTGTTCATTACTAAGTAGGCGTTTAGCTTCAAGTGCTTTAGTATCGGATAGGCCATATGCTAACTTGATACATTCTATGTCTTCACGCTTTTCAGTCTTAACCCACTTAGCAAACGGTCTCTTTTTTGACCTCACGGTATTTAGTAAAAAGTCATTTTGCAACTTTTTATCTAGAAAATGGCGTCGGTTCATCTCATTTGCATACATTATACAGTCAGCATGATAAGACAGTGAACGATTGGTTAGGAATGGAGAATACTCTTTTTCGGTCTGTTCATCAGTAATTAACTGTTTCTTACCTTGAAGAATCTGGTTTACAAAATCAAAGGGACTCATATCACCATCCTTATCAGACCAATCGTATCAATCGTGGTCAACAGGCAGTAATTGGCCAACATACCAAAAGACTTGCGAGTATAAGCAGCCCAACCATACATAGCGCAACCAAGAATCCAAATAGGATATAAGACCAAAAGTGGAGGGTTGGGAACAGTAGCTGCCATTGTGATCGAGCAACCAATACTGATAGCCCAAGCACACAACTCAACAATAAACCGAAAATTATGAGAGCGATAATCATTTTTAATCCATGTCCAAATGTCTACTATAATGTCGTTCATTTGAAATCACAATTCACCATAAGTTCCGTCAAACAAGCGACTGTATTGATTTCTTGATCGGCGACAAACGCAGACTTGTATTGATAGTCAGCCAGAATCAAAACTGCTTGTGGAATGGATTGAGGTTTCAAAGTATCATAAAGTGCATCGTATACTTTACGATAGAGTGTTGAAGAATCGACATCACTTGTTGCAACCCATTTGCGAATCGCACCAAAATCTTTCTCTTTGATATGTTTAATGATCTCTGAAAGAGATACATCACCAATCTGAGATAGAATACCAGTATCAATTGCACCGAACTGGGAATATCTTTGTAGTTCGTTTAGTACACGGCGAAAGTCAGGAAAGTGTTTCTTGATTAATTCGGCGATTACGTTCTTATCAAACTCGACCGATTCACTTTGCAAAACTGTCTGAATACGTTTAAAAAACTGTGCGGCCATCTTGTCTTTCTCGCCGTTTTTAAGGGAGAAATCAATAACTGCACAACGAGAATGTAGTGGATCGATGATACGATTTTTGAAATTACAAGTAAAAATGAACGAACAATTACTTGCGAATTCTTCAATCGCATTACGCAAAGCAGGCTGAGTAGAATTTGGATTTAGATAATCTGCCTCATCAATAATGATGACCTTGCGGCCACCGGAAAGTGACATAGATGAAGCATAGTTCTTAATCTTGGTACGAAACGTGTCGATACCAGATTCGTCAGAACCGTTGATGACCATAAAATCACAACCAATCTCATTACACATGGCTTTTGCAACTGTGGTTTTACCAACACCTGCACCGCCACTCAGAAGAAGATTGGGAATGTTTTTTTGGTTTACATACTCTTGAAACGGCTTCTTCAGACGGTCAGGAAGAATGCAATCTTCCACCGTCTGAGGCCGGTACTTCTCTGTCCATAACAAATGTTCCATAGGAACTCCTCACAAAATTCATAATATTATTTAGATTCAAACTTACTACCAGACTCGGTTGAGATCCAGTATTTCACGGGCAACTTTTTGTGAGTAAATTGTGCAATGCCTTTTGAAGAAATCTCAACAGAGTAATCTCCACCCAACAACTTGTCAAGGTTTTCGGTCTTAAAGATCATGCGATACTTGGAACCAGAACCATCACAAATCTCAAGTGAATCGGTATTTGCAGCATCATTTTGTAGATCAAGACAAACAACATTGATCTTCTTGCCGTTAGATTCAACAGCAATGTGCGGCGTAGAAAGAACAGATGCGTTCTTCATAACCCAATCAAAGTCTTGAGCTGAAAGATCAAACTTAATTTCTGGTGTTGGCAGTTCCATTTTCTTTTCTGGTGGAGTAACGATCATAGTTGCTTCACAGAAACGATAGGTCTTCTTACTACGACCTTGATTACCAACAATCAAAACTTGTTTATCTTCAAACTCAAACGAGGGTTCGTCTTTGTACAACGAAACAACGGAGAGGAAATTGTTGAGATCATAAACACCGAACTCAACAGGAATTTCTTCTGTAATTGTGGCTTCTGCCAGAATATTTTTGTGAGGCGAAACAGTTTTAAGTGTCTTACCTTTTTTGAAAAGGATACTTTGGTTGATACTGCCAAAGTTTTTCAAAACACCAAGTGTTTCATTAGATAGCTTCATAACAACTCCCATAATTAAGATTTATCAACAGAGTACATAATATCATGTTCGTACAGAAACATGAGGCAACAAAGAGCATGTGCTAAGTGGTGTCTGCCTGATTCTGGATCCATGATCTCACC